GATGGCACTAAGACTGCAGGGCAGTGGACCAAGGGCACAGGTACTCCAGGATCTGCAGATATCTCTGCTACTATTTATGGTAGATCTGTAAAGATAGAAGTAAAGATAGGTAAGGATAAGCAGTCAGTGGTGCAGAAGCAATACCAGTTAATGATAGAAGCTGCAGGAGGTATCTATATTATCTCTAAGACCTTTGATGATTTTATTGAGTGGTATGATAATTTTTGCGTAAAGTATGAAATTTAAGTACTAATATCAATTAAAAACTAAACATATGAAAGCAATAATAATTAGTCTAATAGTTGGCTTTTGCATAGGAGCCTTGTTATTTCAGAATAATAAAAAATATGCAAAGATTGCAGAAGAGAATAAGCTGCTTAAAGATAAAATATATATTTACGAAAATTACACAATAGAAAGCCCCTAACTATGAAAGCAAAACTAGAATTTTACCTACCTGAGGATCAGGATGATTTTAACTACGCCACTAATGGCTTTAACTATTATCATGCCCTTTATGAGATGGACCAGTGGCTACGAAGTGAGTATAAGTACAACGGTAAGGAGGAGATGTATGAGGTAAGGAATAAGCTAAGAAAAATAATTTTAGAAAATAATGTGAAAATAGAATAATAAGTAGTATATTTGTAAACAATTAATTAACTAACCCAATGGAAAAATCAACAACTAAGGCTGTAAAGCCTCAGGAGGTTGAGCAGCAGCCTGCTCCCTTCTATGTTCGCCTTCACCAGGCAAAACAACTAATCGGTAAAGTACATAAGAATGCTACTAACCCACATTTCAAGAAATCATATGCAGATATCAATAGTATCCTAGAGACTGTTGAGCCTATTCTTTTGCAGCATGATCTGTTATTACTACAGCCTATAGATGGTGGTAGTGTATGCACTCAGATAGTTTGTATCTACACTGGCTTTAGTATCTCTAGCTGTATGGCAATGGATTTAACCCTCAATGCACAGCAGCAGGGGAGCCAAATTTCTTATTTTCGTAGGTACACCATCCAAAGCCTGCTCACTCTTCAATCTACTGATGATGATGGTCATGTAGCTACAACTGCAAAGCCTAAGATAGATGCAAAGAGATTTGCTGAGGCTGTTAAGGCTATAGCTGATGGGAAGTTTACTGTAGATAAGTTAAAAGATAGCTTCGATCTTACAGATGTACAAAATAATTCACTGCTTTTAATCCCTATGATATGAAAATCAGATGTTCAGCTATAGGTAAGATAATGACCTCTTCTAAGACTAAAGGGGAGGTGCTATCACAAACAACTAAGACGTATATCCAGGGCTTAGCCCTGGCACACGTTTATGGTATCAGAAAGGAGTTTACTAGTAAGTATACTGATAAGGGTAATGAGTGTGAGGATATGTGCCTCAGCTTTGTAATGGATGTCATAGACAAAGGCTTCCTGTTTAAGAATGAGGAGAACTTCACTAATGAGTGGCTAACAGGTACTCCTGATGTGGTTACTGATCAGGTGCTAATAGATGTGAAAAATTCATGGAGTGGATCTACTTTCCCCTGGTTTGACAAACCTGATGAATGCCCTAACAAAGACTATTTTTACCAACTGCAGGGGTATATGTTTTTATGTAATAAACAAGAGGCACTACTATGCTACTGCCTAACCAATACACCCCATGCCATAGTAGAGCAGGAGGTAAAAAGTGCACACTACAAGCTAGGGTTAATGGAGGAGAGTTTAGATCTTAGAGACCAGGTGCAGAAGCAGCACAGCTTTAATCATATACCTGATGCTAAGAGAGTAAAGACTTTTGTAATCAAAAGAGATGATGAGGTGATAGAGCAGATTAAATTAAGAGTAGAACAATGTAGAGAATATTTTAACGAACTAATAAAACAATTATGATACAAAGAGAAGAGTTTAAAGAGAAGGCTATACTAGTGGCTATGGAAGCACTAATGCTAAGCCAACAAGGGATAAGCCCTAACTATGTGGCTAAGAAAGCCCTAGAGTATGCAGAAGCTATCACACTAGAGGTGTGTGGTGAAGAGATTGTATGGCCTAGTGATAGGATCGTATGACCATCCTACTAACAATATTGCTTACCCCTGCAGTGGTGTGGGGGTGGGTAGTGACTATCAATTATTTATTAACAATTTTAAACAAAGATTAACATGGAAACTAAGAACAACAGTGGTGCTATCTTCAAAAATGATAAAAAGACAGCAGAAACTCACCCTGACTACAAAGGGAAGGTGAATGTAAACGGTAAAGATATGGAGGTAGCTCTATGGTTAAAAGAAAGCAAATCAGGTTTGAAGTACTTTAGTGCTACATTTCAAGAGCCTTATGTTAAACCTGAAGCTGCAGTAGTAACTGATGAGCAGGATGATGATTTGCCATTCTAAATAATATTACTATATTTGGGCATGATATTACTAGCCCTTATACCATTAGCCTGGTGGTTTGTTAATTTTGAGCCTCTCCAAGCAACTATAGACTACTTTTTTAAGTATAACACAAAGTATCCAATAGCCATACATATACACTCTGCATTAGGATGTATTAAATGTGTGGCTTTTTGGCTTACTTTAATTTGTACCTTTGATTTTATCCTGGCTTGTCAGGCTGCACTGCTTGCTTATATACTTGAAGAATGTTTACAGAAGCTGAGATAGAGATAGTGGATGCAATAGCTAAGATGCCTGATAGTACAAGGTATACTAAGCACTCTTGCATAAAATTATTTAAGATTAAAGAGAAGTACGAAGGTAGACAGCCTAGAGAATGCTTCTGTGCATCAGTACGTAGGAGAATATGGTCCAAAGACTTTGAATCGTGGTATGAAAAAAGCCTTAGATCAGTACATTAGCCTGCACTACGGTGAGGTGAGGGCATACACTGCCTACTTTCTATCTAAGATGGGTAGCTACATAGACGCTGATACTGTAATAAACAACTCCTACCTTCACGTGGTTAATATAGATGGTGATCCTGACAAGGTTAAAGGTTATCTACTCAATACAATTAAGTACCAGGTGTTATGGTCTACCTCAAAGAGCCATAGAGATGATAAGATAACAGCCATTGAGCACCCAAACACTGAGCCTGTAGATGATGATGATTTAGTGCATAAGCTTAGGGAGGATAGAGCCTATTCTTTTAATAAGGGTTTGATAGAGATCTATAGGAATGAGATAACAGATAAGATACAGCTCATAGTATTTGAGGCTTACATTGATAAGGGATATATTACTAGTAGAGCTATGGCTATTTATTTTGGTATTACTCATACTTCTGCTTACTACCTAATCAAAGAGTTAAAACAAAACATAAACAAATTACAATATAGGTATGAGACTGAGCCAAATTATTAGTATTTTTACTCTGCTATTTGCTCTCAGCACTGGCTTCGCACTGTTCACATTAGATTATGTGTGGGCTAGTAGGGCTGCAGGACTTTGGATAGTATTTTATTATGCATTTTTAATTATAAACGAACATGAAAACAAAGACTGAACACGTAGGAACGTACATCACTACCTACAATGGCAACTATGAGAGAACTATAGAGGTCACAGAAGAGATGGCTAAAGAGCATAAGTACTATACCTCTATTGGGTTAGGTTACTTATTTGAGGAGAGCACTCCTAAGGTAAAGTATAAAGGGGTGGAGAATGATAAAGGTGAATAGCCTTAGAGCATACTATCTAGCCTTCGCTACTTACACAGATTATCCTGCAGCTGCAACTGAGAATGCTAAAATAGCATTAAGATGGGCACAGGAGAATGGATGGGGTGAGTGTGGAACTGCTGTAGGTAAAGCTAGAGCTAATCAGTTAGCAAAGGGTGAAGCCCTAAGTAGAGATACCATAGCACGAATGGCTGCATTTGAACGTCATAGAGAAAACTCACAGAAGGATCTAGGTGATGGATGTGGTAGGTTAATGTGGTTATGTTGGGGAGGTGATGCAGGGATAGAATGGGCTAGTAGAAAATTAAAACAGATAGATAATGAGACCTAAACACATACCTACTCCTGAAGCAATGTGGGAGCTATTTGAGGGATATAGAACGTGGTGCAAGTCATCACCTAGATACTCTTACAGCTTATCTACTAAAACAGGTGAGGCTACAGCTATACCATTAGAGAGGCCTTTAACTCAGGTAGGTTTTAGAACTTATGCTGCTGATAAAGAGTGTAGTGTGCAGGATTACTTTGCTAATACTGATAGTAGATATTCTGAGTATGCGACAATCTGCTCACGCATAGAGGAGGCAATCAGAATGGATCAGATAGAAGGTGGAATGGTAGGGCAGTATAATGCATCCATCACTCAGAGAATAAACGCACTGAAAGAGCATACAGATGTCACTAGTGGTGATGAGAAGATAAGTGCTATAACTGTTACTATAGTTAAGTAGTAGTAGTAGTTAAATAATAATAATAACAATATACTCTCTGAGAGGGGGGTAGCTTTGCTATGGATATAAAAGCGACTGCAATCTTTGAACGTAACTATGAGGCTATCTCAGGTGATAAGAGGTTCATAATAAACGAGGGTGGTAGTAGAAGCTCTAAGACTTACAGCCTGTGCCAGCTCATGATTATCTACTGCCTGCAGAATAACAATAAGGTAGTATCAGTTATTAGAAAAACCTTCCCTGCTCTAAGAGCTACAGTGCTAAGAGACTTCATAGAGATACTAAAAGATATAGGCCTGTATAAGCAGGAGATGCATAATAAGAGTGAGCACATCTATACATTCGGTAATGGATCTATGGTAGAGTTCTTTAGTGTAGATGATGAGCAGAAGATAAGGGGTAGAAAGAGAGATATAGCCTGGTGCAATGAAGCCAATGAGCTGTACTTTGATGACTTCACTC